CGCGGCGTTGTTCGATCTCCTCACGGCCCTGGAACGGAAAACCAAGCCGCTGCACCTCGTCGTCGAAGAATGCGTTGATGCGGCTAAGATTGTCCTCCAGTTCTCGTGCCGTCCGCTGCCCAGGCGTCATCGACAACTCACGCCCCTGCGTGATCATCGAGTCTCTTGCAAGAACCGAGCCGGCAGCCCTAGCCGCTTCGTCTACTTGATCCTGCAAGGCACGCCCCATCGGAGACGAGGCGAATGCTCTGTTGAGTTGGTCGTTAACAAACAACTCCCGCTGCCTCGCTGAGGCGGCAGCCTGCGGTGCCGTTTGCGGAGACTCGATAATAGACCGCAGCGACGCAGCCTCGTTGACGAGTTGCCTGATGCTCGGGTCGGGTGACTCGAAGCGGAATCGCCTCTCTGCATCACGAAGCGCCGACTCGGCGGCGGTTCTGCGGTCTTCTGCGGCCCGCAGTTCCTGCTGAAGCCGGTCGCTCCTGGCCTGCGCAAAGTCAGCGTCGCTGCGTCGCGAGAGGCCGCTATCCGCCGAACCCGCTGCCTGCAAGGCGTCTCGCCTCGCTTGACTCGCGACGTTCGAGATGTCTCCGAAGATGGCGTCGTTGGCCTCGCGAAGACGGCCAAGCACTTCGACGAACCTCGCCGATGCGTTTGCCGCCGCGAGCATCGCACGGGCCTCGCGCTCCCTTGCAACCACAGAGCGAGACAGCGCCTCAAGGAACTTGGCGAGCGACTGCACCTCCGTCAAGCGGCCGGCGGCGGCAGCCTTACCAAGCCTCGTTAAGGCGTCTCGGAATGCCCTGGTGTCGCCCTCAAGGGCGCCCCTTGCAGCGGTAACGTCGCCGGACGGCCCGCCAACCTCATTTGCTCTTCCGAGCATCTCGCCGGCGCGGTTCGCCGTCGCGTCGAAGCGTCTGGCGGCTGGGGCGACGACGCCCCGCGTGATCTGCTCGATGTTGCTTGCGATAGCGGCAACGAGGTTGTCCCTCGCGCGGGAGACGATCACGATCTGGCGGCGCGCATTTGCTTGCTCGAAAGGATCGATGAACGTGTAGAACCACGAATCGACGACGCGAGCCAGGTCCGACTGCCGCTCCTCTAGCGTGCCGCGGAGCATTTCATTTGTTGCGCCAGCGGGGGCCGTATAGCCCCCTCCGAAAGCATCCTGCAATTCCTGCCGGCTCATCGCCGGCGCAGACCTGGCTCGTACCCTGGCCTGCTCTGCCGATCGCTCTGCGTCACGCAGGAGCGCCTGCCTCGCCGCCGCCAGCGGAAGGGTTCCGGCCTCGCGAAGACGACCTTGCCTGCTCTCCACGACACCATCCGCCATGAAGACGTCGGCGTTCAGTGCCGTGGCCGCACTGTCACGGAACTCCTTGAGTTTGTCGATGACGGAAGTCAGCCGCGCCTCAAAGTCAGCCGCCCGACGCGAGGCTTCGGAAAAGGCATTTTCGCCCACGCCGTCTGCCAGTTCGTTGAAGCCTGACGTGATCTCGCCAAGCAGGCTCTTCTGCCGCTCCAGCCGCTCGTTCAGCGCTTTGGCGATCTCGACGGACCCCGCCCCGCTGCTGGCCCACTTAACGAGGCCGGCTGCCGCTTGCGCGAGCGCTGACACAAGAACGCCGCCAATCAGACCCGCCGTTCCTCCGAGAATGAAGCCGAGTTGCGAAATGTTGTTCCCAGCCGCCCTGATCCTTTGGTCTAGGCCGCCAGTCACGCTGAAGAAGTCGTCAAACGCAAAGATTGCTTGCTGGATGGCGAGGCCGACGTTTCCGAACGAGCCTCTAGCAATGTCACCAACCCTTCTTAGTTGCTCATTGATACGCCGCACGCTTCCGCCGCCGGCCGCCGAAAGCGTGCGAGCCAACTCATCCTGCAACAGCCGAAGTTGACGACGACCGGCATCGGTGTTGATTTCGCCGCCTCTAAACAACTGCTGCGAACGCACCCTGAATGCGTCGAGGGCCGCAATGACCGGGCCTCTAACCTCCTGCCTCAGAGTGGATAGCCGCCCCTGCACAAACTCAATCTGCGCTCCGATTCCTCGCAGCGACCGCTCGTCCACGCCAAGGGATAGCCCGGCTCGTCCGGCGCCGCCAAACGATGACTCAAACCGCTCGCCGATCGACTGCCTGTTGTTCAGAGCGGCATTGATCCCGGCGACTTCCTGCGCGAGCCGCCTCGCATCTTCGGCGGCAACGCCGACGCCCTGCCTCGCCATGTTCTGAAATCGCGTCGTCAGGTTGTCTACGGTCGGCCCGATGTCGCCGGCCAGCGTCTCGCCGACGCCACGAAGGCGGTTGCGGAGGTCGCCAACCTCCTGGCCGAGTTGGCCGAGGACTCGCGTCCGGGGGTCGCGGTTGCCGGTGAGCGGCGTGCTGCGGCCTTCGTTCGAGGCGATGTCGGAGCCTTGCTGGTCAACTCGCAGGAAGCGGCTTGCGGCTTCGCGACGACGCTGTTGTTCGGCTTCGGCTTCGGAGGCCGCCTCGGCTGCCTGCCTTTCACGCTCAAGAAGTGCTATGTACTCGCGAACATTAGTCGCGCGTCGGGAAAACGCACCGACGTTCTCTTCGATCGTTTGGTTTCTGATGTCTTGAGCGCGTTGCTGAATGCTCCTTCCGGTCGCATCGGTCGTTGACGCCGCTCCTTCGTTGGAGAGAAGTTGCGACTCCCTCTGAAGGACGTTCAGCAATTGGCCTGCTGCCTGCGACCGAAGTTGAGCAGACCGGGCGGCAATCTCGTCCGCTTCGGCCGACTCCCTCGCCGCTCTAGCGCGAGAGTCTTCGGCCTCGCGAAGCCGAAGAGTGTCCTGAATCCGCTGCTGAATCGACCGGCCAGTTGGATCAGTCGTGGACATCAACTGCGTGGACGCGCCAATGTTGTCGTTGATCTCGCCAGCCTGACGCTCCAACTGAATCTGCCGCTCAAGCCGGGCATTCACCTGATCCAGGTAGGCCAATTGCTGCGTGTACGCACGCCTAGCGGACTCTTGGTCGCCATTGCGAGTGGCAATCGTCCGCTCCAGGGTCGCCCGCAGCCGCTCGGCCTCGTCGGCAGCCAACTTCTGCTGCCCAATCAGCGACACGATGCCACGGCTGGAGATCGCCTCCGGCGACAACTGCGCCGCCTGCTGCTGGAGTTGGGCAGCACGGCTCGTCGAGCGGAGGAACTCGGGGTTCTGGAACCGAAGTTCCTGGCCCGTTGCGAGGCCGCGGGTGGCCTGGGAGGCTTCGTTCGCGCGGCTGATGGCCTGGACGACGCGGTTGATCCTCGCTTCCGTGTTGGCGAAGTCGCGCTCGGTGATCCTGGCTCCGTTGGCAATTGCATCGAACAGGCCACTGGCCTGCTTTTGCGCCGACACAAGCGCTGGCAGGAGTTGCGACTGCACGCCTTGCGAAAGGCCCGTCAACTGCTTCTGGGCATTCCCCAGCGGCTTGGCGATCTGCTCCGTCGCCTTGGCGAGGTCAAGAAACGAGCGGACGTTCGGAATCTTCAGGTCGAGCGGCTGGCGGTTTGCCGCCTTGACTGCCGCCTGGAGTTTCTGGAGCGGCGTGAAGATGCCGTCAAAGGCGCGCTTGGCGGCGTCAGACGTCCCCGACAACCGAGACTGAACCGTCCTTCCCCAAGACTGAATGTCCTTGGCGGTCGCATTCAGGCTCGGCTTGACGCCGCCAGTGTTGATGGCGACGACGGCCGAAATCTTGCCGAGGTATCCGCGAGGTGCCATCGTCTCATCCTTGAGGCTGCTGCAACTTCATCAACTCTGCCAGCATCGCGTCCTGCGACTGTTTCGGGCGCTTGGCAGCCGGGATGAACACTTCCTCCTCAGGCAACCGCTTGTAGTTGCCCGAGGCGGCCATGATCGTCCGGCATATCCTCGCCGTCTGAAGCCAACTGTTCGGAATGGGCCACCGCTGATGGTAGGCGTACCACTCCGACAACTCCTGCGAATCAACCGTCTCCAACAACTCCTTGACCGACCGACCAAGCGCCAGCGCTAGGTCGAAGTAGAACTTTCGCTCGGGGCGGTCGGTGAATCGTTTCCCAGCGCCTCCACCGCCTCATTCGTGAAGGCGTTGTGACTCCACGCCTTCTCGAACAGCCGGTTGATGACGATGCTGCTCTTGCCCGACAGCGCCGGAATGTCGGCGTCGGCGAACAGCCGCTCGCCGGCCTCGTCGGCCAGCGTCAGCACGAGGAAGCGAACGCGGAACGACTTCATCTTCTGCTCGGCGTAGGCTTCCTCGAACGCATCGCGTTCGGTGCCGGAGAGCGTCTTGATGTGGACGTCACCGCCCCACTCGGGGACCGGGACCGGGTCCGAGAGTTTGACGTCCTTCGCCGCGAGAATCTTTGCCTTACTCAAAGCCATAAAACAGGGACTCCTTGGTAACTACAGAAACACGCCGCCAGATGAGCCGCTGCTGGCCTGGCTGGTCGTGGACGATCCGATTGAGCAGCCGCTCACGCTTGCCGCCAACACGGTGCCGGCGATGTATGTCTTGCTGGGTGATGCCAGCGTCCAGTGCGGAAGGCAGCCGGTTTCCAGTTTGCTCTTGGTGATCGCCGCCGCTGTTTGCCCTCCAGACAAGGAAACAGTAACGGCACCTGTCGTTGCGTTTGTCACGACGACGCCGAGTGAGGTATCCGAAGGAATGGGATCGAAGCCAGAGACGCTGGACTCGATGTAATAGTGCAGTGTCGCAGAAACCGACTGACCAGTTATGTTTTGACCAATCACAGCGTCAAACGAAAACGCATCGCCGGCAATAACCTGAATGTCAAGACGCTGCGGTAGTGCAGACACAACTGCCATGTTTACTGCTCCACATAGTCTGTTAGCGTGAACCGCAGCGTCCCGCGGACGACCTCGCCGACGCTGGCACGCCTGTCGGCAGCGACGAGAACCGCTCGCCGCGATACCGTCATGTTTTGCGACGAGAACGTGACGATGCCGACTTGCCGGACAAATGCCTCGGGCGCTGCGCCGTTCGGAGAGGCGATGTACTCGACCTCGACGCTGCCGCCGGACCAGTCGCCGGTCGGGACCATGATCCGCTGGCCCTGTGCGTCATCTACGCCTGTCATGTCCACGACCTCCGCTTCCGGGGACGAGACAGACAGAGACGTGACGTTTGCGCCGAACTGGCCGCGAGTGCCGGCGAACGTGAAGGTTGCCCCTTGGGCTGCGAATCCCGCCATCGCTTACGCGACTCGGAACGTCGCACTCCCAGAGATGAGGGCGCCGACGGAGCCGCCGATCGAAGACGACGCGATGGTCGCGTTGCCGCTGAACGAGATCGGGCCGGAGATCGACAGGGAGCCAGAAGCGCCGGCCGTGAGGATGTTCGTCGAGATGTAGTCGATCTGCACCTCAC